TATATATTCAGCTTGATTTTCTGTTTTAGGGGTTAACCTTTTGGGGCTATTATTTTTGGGGCGTTTTCTTCTACTCATATATTAACGACCAGAGCTACCAAACCCTCCAGAACCTCTGTCGGTATCGTCTAGCTCTCGCACCTTTCTAATGAAAAAGTTATCTACTTTTTGAATTAAAAGTTGGGCTATCCGGTCGCCTTCCAAAAGTTCCACGATATCATTACTTGAGTTGTACAGACAGACTTTAACCTCCCCTCTGTATTCAGCGTCAATCACCCCCGCAAAAACATCTATGCCTTGCTTTACAGCTAGACCAGAGCGGGGCCAAATAAGCCCCACATGGCCGTTGGGTATTGCTACAGCAATATCAGTGCCAATAAGTTCTCTTGATTCTGGGTCAATTGAAACGCTTTCAGAAGCGTATAAATCGAACCCAGCATCAAAGCGATTCGCCTTGGATGGTAGCGTTGCCTTGTCCGATAATAATTTAACCTGTAGTGAACCCTCCTCGTCCGCAAGTGCCATGTCGTCCTCCGCACACTGTGTCATAAAAAACATTTACGCTATCCTAGATAATCTCGCACACACCCCCAGAACAAGCTAACTCCTGTTCCGGCGTGGTGTTGTCATGTTCCTCTACACAAAGAGTGTAATCTACAGAACTGTAGGACCGCTTGATATCAACCCACTCTTTCCAATTATAGACATCTTTCATACAGTATGAAAGCTTTTTAATATCCCCATCCATATACTTATCAGCAAACTTTTGACATCGTTTTGTCCAAGTCTTTTTCCCGTTTCCTTTTACCTTGTCGCCAAGACCAAGCAAGGAGTCGCAAGCTGACCAAAGGTTGTCTTCCCATAGGTTGAGAGCTACTTCAATCAACCCACTGACAAACACGGCTCCGTCTCCGTAATGCGACACCATTTCGCTAGGAAGGTAAACCGTTGTAAAGGGAGCTTGCGGATAATCCTTGTCTCCACTGACGGGGAGAAGAGAGACTCCACAAAAATATTTTCTGTTCTTGTAGATAAACTTTTCTACATCTTCCCATTCTTCTGGCTTAACGTTGATTGTGTTTGACACGTTGTGTTGAAGAAAATCCTTCACACATAGCGAATCCGTTCTTCCTGTCATTACCCAGTTTTGTTGAGTAAGCTTAACGCAACCAAGTAGGTCTGTAGCGTTTACTTTATTTTTAAGCTTCGCTCCATCTGGCACTTCTATGCAAAAAGAAACAACATCATCGCTATCATTAGCAGACCAGACCGATTCTTCACACGCCCGTGGATTCGTTTTTTTGAAGTGCTGGTAGATGTCCTCCAACTTATTAGCTTGTACACGTCTAATATAGCGCTTGGCATGATGAGGATGAATGCCACTGCTAGTACCAAGAATGCAACTAGCAGTTCCTTCAGGCTTAACACAAGTAGTTCTAGCTGCTGGATTAATTCCGATTTTTGCAGCAAACTCTTTATTCGTTCTCTTGACAACTCTAGCGCCCTCCTTCTGAACAGCCGGGTCTAGGCAAAGCTCATGTTGCTCCATGATTCCCGTCATAGAGACACCTAGTAAAGCTTCTCTTTTAAAGATTCTTTCACTTACTTCACCTAAATATGGCAGGGCGGTGAACCCGGCTTGGAGTGTCCCTATAATCGAGGCGGCTCGGCAGGACTCAAAGAACTCTTCTTCTGTTTTTACTTTTGCGCAGTTAACGGTGCTAAGGTTACACGCTTGCCACCCTGTCTTGCCAGTTTTTTCGTCAACGGGGTAGAGTCCAATTTCTACACACGGATTAACGATAAGCTCTGTCGAATCTGACCAAACAAAGCCGGGTTCTCCAAACTCCTTAACCGACTGCATTAGTGATGCAAATTGTTCAGGACTGGTCTTATCACGGAGTAGGAGAGCAGAATTATTAGAGCGACCACGTTGAGGATTATCGTGAAACCAATTGCCAGTTTTTGCCAGTGCCATCTTCTCGTCATCTGGCGAAAAAACACAAATCGTAGCACTTCTACGTACACCACCAGAAATAACAGCATCAGCAGCGTGCATAACCACGTCATATGCATCTACAGGTCTAAGCCTCCTCGTAGAGAATTCAGCATCTTTAAGACATCGGTCTAAAACTTTTTTGATGTTATCGAGAGCTTTTTTAAGAGGCTCTGGGCCGGGAGCTTTTCCAGAGCTAGAACTTAAATATGAACCGGCGGGTCTAATTTCTGAGAAATCAAAATTAATAACCTTGGCTTCATACTCGGGAAAAGATTTGTTGTCTTCAAAATAGCTGCTAATCAACACGCCAACAGCATCAGACCATCCTTCAATGGTGTCAGGTATCGTATATTTTTTTGTGCCTTGTTTTTTGTGTACAAGCTTGGGCAGTTTTTTTATATGGTGTTTTTGAACTGAAAAACCTACCCCGCACCCACAAAGCAAAAGATACATGCATTCTTGAAAAAATCTTGGTCTATCAATATATGATGCAATGCAGTTGTACACTCTGGCGTGATGTTTAAAGATGGGCTTGCCACCGAACTGTAGCGCCCTCTGAGAGCCTAAGACTCGCTTTTTATACATCAGGTCATACGCCCAATCAATATCCCCGTTGACCTCGGGATACTGTTGATGCATCATTTCCCTAACGCGAGTGACCGATTCTTTCCAAGTTTCTCTTCTTTTCTTTTCGGGAATCCATCTAGCGTATTTGCTAACAAATGCATAATTTTGTAGTTCTGTGACTGACATCGTATATGTTTCTATCCGTTTTTGGTCTCGGTAGCTAGACCTTCCTTAACCATTATAGCCGAGAAATCCTCTCCGTCAAGGAAGACTCTTCCCACGGCGCGACCAAAGGTGAACACATCTTTTATCTCCCCCTCTGGGTCGGCGGGTATATGAACAATAACTTCTTGATTCATCAGCTTGTCTTCTGCAAAGTTTTTGGCTTTTAGCCCTCTCGCTTTTTCTTCCTTATCCCTAGTTCGTGTTTCTGGCGCCCAACAATCTTCCAGTCTAATTCGCATGCGTCTTTCGATTAGAACATCAACAGTGTCTCCGTCGATGACCCGTGTTATTTTAGCCTTGGTCGTAAAGCCCTGTCGTGGTTCTTTCATGGTTGTCTCTCTGAATACCTTATAAAAAAGGCCCGTAGCGGTTAGGCTACAGGCCTGTAATTTTTAAGAACGACACTGGAAACTAATCAAGCACAGCATGGTAACGCTCACGTCTATCGATATAGTTTAGTTCATTATGATTACAATAATGCTCGATGCTCGTAGGCTGACTGGATAGGTGTCGCTCTAGCTCTTATAGGAGGGGGCAGCTTTGTGCGCCGTCGCTTAGAACTCTATAAAATCCAGTAATAGATATACACTATATTTCTCGCTAACTCGAAGAACTTTTCAGACTACTCACCAGTTGATTTAGGTGCGACAGGTCGGGTTCAATAAAGTTAACTTCAAGACCATTCTTAGATAAAAATTCATAAGCCATACGGTCTTCTTCGGCTTGACCATGGGCTTTAGAGCCTTTCGGCACATGCCACTCATGAACGCCATTTTGCCACAACAACTTTGCGCAGGTGGCGCATGGCAGGTGTGTAATATAAGCCGAATACCAATCGACCTGTTTAACAATCAGGTTACTTATAGCATTAGCCTCTGCGTGAACCATAAACGGATACTTTCCCGGTCGAGTCGTGGGAAGGGAACTGTCATCCACACCGCCGGGAAATCCGTTATACCCAACTCCAACAACCGCGTGTTGGCTATTAACTATAACGCAGCCAACCTGAGTTTGTGAGTCGTGGCTTCTTGTAGAAACGTAGTGAGCAAGTCCAATAAAATAATCGTGCCAAGAGGGCCTATTTTGTCGAGGTTTCATAGTTTCGTTTCTTATCCCTATTCCGTCTCTCGTTCTTTAGACGCTTCTTGTCTCGCTTACTTTTTTTTCTGATAGTTTTTCCCATTTAAAAAGCCACAGCCGTTAAATATCTATAAGCACGAACACTAAACGAATACTTTTTTGTCAATTTAGACATAACTAAATACCAGCCTCCGTCTTCCATGTTAACTTCCGATATCTTCGTAGGAACTCTGGTTATACAAAGGTCATATGTTTCCTCTGCGCCATCCGCGCTGTCAATATTTTTTCTTTTTAGCTCCTGAATAATTCCGTCATCAAACTTCTTGTAGACATATCTACCCCTAAATCCCAACAGCTTGCAGGTAAATTCCATATGGCTAGCCGGGTCTTTCGATTTGTCAATTTCAATTATGCTGTTGAAGTCTGACACCACCACTCCAGAGCGGTCATATAGGGTTTTAAGAAAATAGGCGTCTTCTATAAGCTTGTTCTTGTGTTCGTCCGGTATGTTAATGGGACCACCAGTTTTCCCTTTGTACATATGGTGCAATATTCTTTCAAAAGGCTCTTGCCAGTCCTTTAAATCTTCTCCCCGTATAACCCTGTCCATTATGGCTCCAGTATTTCTAGTCCGTGAATACAGTGACGCATATCTTCTTCTAGGCCAATCTCTTTTTCAAACTTTTTTGTTATCATATCAAACATAAGAATTCTAGCCGGTGAAGAACCTAGGAAGATATAGTTTTCTAATCTAGCCAATCCCCTGTTCCAATTATTTTCAGCTATATTGTCAGCATAATATTTAACTGATTTAGAACGGGGAATGTCAACAGTCTTGCAAATGGAGTTTCTGATAACTCCCAATTTGTTCCAACCCGTTAAGTTAACGAGATTAAAATCATCGTATTCATAGAAATTATGCTGGAAGCTTTTGGCATTTTGAATTATAGGCATTGACTCGATGACATTCATGGTGTCAAAGTCATATAGATGTGTGATTAATCCACCAATTACCAGCCTATCGGAAAAGGAGGAAATTGAATTGATATGGAAACTGTCGTTTTCCTGAACTTTAGACACATCTGTCAGATGTTTGCCCGTAAGAATTTTGTAATCACTTTGGCTTTCACCTAATATTTGATAGATATTAATGATATTAAAGTCTAGGTCTACTTGCACTACACAGTCTATTGCCGTGGAGGTGACCCAAATAGAACCTGCGAAAAAGCATATTTCGTGAATCGAACGAAAAGCCTCGCGGTCTTCAAGCTTTCTGACTACTTCGAAAGTTTCTTTGTCTAGCTCGATGAGGCTAGTGGCGCTGGCAACGATGATTCTATCGTCGAGGACGCATATTCCTCTAAGGCCACGCTCGCCACCTCGCTCGTTGTCATTGACGAAATGCTCGTCGTAGGGGGCGTGATGAATTACGCTCTCTTCTTCTACGTCGACAACATAAAGCCCACCGTGGCTAGAACCATGTTCAGCAGCCCTAACCACGGTGGTACAGATAATCTTCATTCCTTAACCTATGATGCTCTTAGGCTGTCCCCGACAATCCAAGCACCGCCCAATAGGACTACGTGATTAACTTGTTCGGGTGAAATACCAGTGCCAAGGGCGTCGAATACCACAAACACAACGCCACCAATAGCGACCCAGAATCTGCGTGATGAGAATAGACCAGATAGTTTACTTATGTTTAGCATCGTTGTTACCTCTTTGAGAATTATATTCTATCAGTGTTGGAAACTTCACAGAATCCTTTGTGAGCTTGGTTCCTTCACTTGGCTTGGCCCCCCCTCCTTCTATCGGTAAAGACAGAACCTCCTTTAACGTAGGGGTAGGCGCCATTTCGTCAACCGCCCATAGAATTCCCTCCTTCTTTGCATATTCCCTGATGCGTCTGACGGGTACTATAAGATTGAAAGTCTCTCCAGCGCCTCTGACCAGCATTCCAACATACTGTCCTGCATTCTTTCCCGACCTCTCCGACAGAAAAACACCGCCTCCACTGGAACCCGGAAATGCTGTGACAGTCGTTTGGTCAAAGACTACACCATCACCAGTACCCAAGTCAAGAACTCTTCCTATCTGAGATATTATACCCCTCGTCAGGCTATTCGAGCCAGTTTGTCCGAGTAAACTTCCAACGTGATATAACTCAGTACCAATAGATACCGGCTTACCCGTATCATTATAGAAAGTTACAGATTGGTCAATAAAGCCCTTCTTCCTAACCATCAGAAGAGCTAGGTCTTCTCCGTTTTCAGAGTCGCTATATTTAATAACCTTGGCTTCCATCTTGACCTCGCCAACGCGACGGCCATCTTCGACTAGCTCCTGAACGATTTGAGCATCCTTAAATTCAACAATCTTGGTTGTTCTACCATTCTTGATTACTGTTCTAACAGACCTTAAATTGTCGATTACATGTGCTGCCGTCCAGATAAAATTTACCTTCGCTGTTAGCGGTTTGCCTGTGGGGTTCGTGGTAAGGGGAATAGTTCGTGTAATAATTACTCCAGAACCCTCACCGCCCCCGCTCTTAACTGTCACAGAGACCTCTTGTAAAAGCCGAGAGACCTCTTTCACAGACTTATTTTCTGCTGAAATATGTGCGGGCAGGGACAAAACGGCAGCGGCCATTAAAGCGATTAGAAATTTCATAAGAGAATCCTTCCTGTAGGTATAAAAAGATGGCCCCAAAGCGGGGCCATCCAAAAAAAGTTGTCTACTCAATAACCTCTCCACCATTACCCTGCAACTCTCTTTCGAGTACGCGGTTAGGTGAATTGGGGTCGTTGTCTTCTACGCCGGGAGCAACCGGAACATTATTGGTTGCAATCGGACGAAGTTCGTCTTCAGTAAATTCACTACCAAGGGCTGGATGCTTAATCCATTCAATGGTGGGAATATGACTAACGTCATAAACACTGAAGTCTTCGGCGGTCAAGAAGAAGCCGTCTTCTCCATCGGTAAAGACCTTCTCGGCTGTTGCGACAGGAACTCTGAATAGCTCTACGCACATAAGCCTGTAGCCTTCGCGGAAGAGCTTCTTCATTTCCTGAGCCGTAGGTTCTGACCAATCGTTGCCCCAAGTGTTTTCACTTAGCTGGGCAATATTGCTGAGACCCTGAAGACATAGCTCAATCCATCTACGGCAGTAGTCGTTCTTCACATCGAAGTAACGAATTGGATAAAGCTTAAAGGCCCGTCTCTCGTGACTGATGTGATGAGCTTCAAGTCTTTCCATGTTGTCTCTCTTGGTGTTTGTGTCAATCAGATTGCACAAACGGACAAACATGTTGTGATGATGCTTCACCGCGCCAAGCGTCGGAGGGCCGGGAACAAAACAGTCGGTACGAACCGAAAATGCCTGTAGGTGTTCGCCAACCTTTTCAAACAGGCGAGCTAAGGCGAGGTTCATGGTTTCTTTGTTGTCCCCTACGTTGGGGATAGCCCACTTTACACCCTTGAACATGTAAGGGAGAATTGCATCGTGGGTAGGGATGATTAAATTATCTGACATTTAAGGAACTCCTTATTCTACGTTAAATTTTTCTTTTAGTCGCTGACGGATAAGTATATCAAGCTGCCCCATTGTCATGGTTTGGTCATCTCTATACTCATTAGTCAGTTCGCCAATAACCGTCATAATCTGCTCTGATGTTAGCGCTTTTCTAGTGCTAAACGGTATGTTAATAAACTCTGGGGGTAGTCCATGAACCGGTTGTGGGTGTTGATAATACGGAGTTGCCACGTTTACAGGCATCCCATATCCAGCGAATCCAGAATTGGGTCCAGCTTGTCCTGTCTGCGAACCGTCAATTTCATTGCTTGTTTGTGGTTGAGGGCATTCATTAGGAGACATTATATATTCATTTTCGTGCTTATGCTTATGAATATGCTCATGTCGATGAACGTGCTCTTTTGTACCACTGTCCAAGCTTGGAGGATGTGAAGGCCCCCTATTATCATACCCTTCTTCTCTATCTAAATCTTCATTATCTTCACCCTTTTTCTTTTTTCTTCGCCTTCTGTTAAGTAACAACGGAACTCCGTATTTTAACGCCAGCATTCCCAAGCTCATACCGCCAAGGGTAAAGCTTACATTTTCAACAGTATTGCCATTACCACCAGTAGCTCCATCTAGATAATGCAGACCCCCTTCTTTCAATTCATCTATCAACTTATCTTTGTCGCTAACAAAGCCCAAAAGTTCATCGATTCTAGACTTAAGGGTTAGTTTCTGACCCTCAACAGCACCAAGCATATCTTTCAGTCCATTGATTTCGTTATTAGCACCTGACAGATTCCCACTAACTCCAGACAATTCTGCCTTGAGACTTTCGGAAAGACCCTCTAAATTAGTCAGCTTTTCTTGAAGCTCGGTAATCTTGTCGAGGTACTCCTGTCGCTCCTTCTCAAAGTCCACAGGAGGGTCTACAGGACCACCGGGGTCTGGTCTACCGGGCCAGCCATTAAAACCGCCGCCACCGTCTGGTGGGTTTGGGTTGGAGGGAGGTAACACAGGTGGTTGATTGGGAGGAGGGCATCTATCCCAAGGACACCAAGGAAACAGGCCGTTTCCTTCGTATAACTCACCAACTCTTATGCCTCCATAATATTTTGCCGTATCTGCAACGCTACCATCGCTCATCTTCAGTTCAGGGCAAAACATAAACTCGCCCTTGACGGTCTTCCTGAGACCTCCCTTATAGGGAATAACCACATGGTCTTTAATTTTATGACCACAGTGCGGGCAGACTTTACCCAATCTTTCTTCTGCGGACTTAGTATTTTTTGCTTTTTCCTTTTCATGCACTAAGCCATAAGAGGTCTCAATGGGATAGCCTCTGCCATTGCCCTCCATTATATCATATATCTGCTTTAGGGATAGACCAGCGCCATAGTCGTCTTCTCCGTCATCTGTCCAAGCCCCATCACCTACCCTCCAAGCAAGAAGGATTCCAAGGCGGGTTTGAAGTTCGTTCTTGTCATCTTTAACAAGAATGAGAACACCGCTACCAGATTGTCCACCGATAGGAGCCGCATTAAAGCTAACAACGGCTCCTGTGTTACTAAGAACTCTGCCCTTCCAAATACAGGCCCATTGGGCAGAAGGACACCCGCCAGCCATAACAAGGTCATTCGCCCCAATTTTCGTGCCCTTGGGGGCTAGGGGGATTACTCTGGGGGGATATCGGCCAAAATATTTCTTTTTTACTGAGACTATAGCTAGGTCAAGAGCAGTGCCTTCTTCGTAAGCTACGTATTCAGTTTTAAAAGGAATCATAGCAGACTTGTAGCCATCTTGAAAAAACTCTAAATGGCCTCTCTTAGCCCTTTCAATTACATGACCGTTGGTCAGTACGTAGTATTTATCTTCATCTTCTTGGAATACGGTTCCACTTCCGCGAGCACCGTTTGTATTTACTCTACACACAGCGTCTAGAGCTTCATCCATTGTTAATGGCTGAGCATCTGCCGTGTTTATCATGCACCCCAGAGCAAGGGCGATAGCAAATAGTAATTTTTTCATTATATTGGACCTTTCCATGGGGCATTAACCGTCAGAAAGTCCTTGTTACAAATCCTGATTATTATAAATTACCAGTCTTTTTGTATAGTAAACTGGTATGAAAATAGCGCCGACCTAGCTAGGTCAGCGGGGGTGGTCGCGGAATCTGCCAAGTATGGAGTCGGGTCAAGATAGTTCTTTCTATAGGCGTAGGTAACAGCCGTACTGCAAACAAAAACTTCGTTTGGTTCTTCGTCTTTCATGTTTTGTTCGGCTAGCCTAAAAAATGGCGCGTAATGCTTAGCAAGTTTCCAAAAGTTCTTCCAACCATAATCAAGACCGGTGATGTCTTTCATCGTGCCTGCGATTCGTTCGGCAGCACTGTTTTCGCCATAATCAAGATTATATTTCCTTCCACCAACCCTAATCAAGTCAGCAGCACGAAAAACATCAATGTTATTTGGATGGGTTTCGACCTGACTCTTCATAGCTACGATTCGACCGCCTTTGAATTCTCTAAATTCAATACACTGCAAATCATCATCGTCCCAGTGGGCCATAGCTGCGTGACTATGCGCTCCACCGCCGTATCTTTTAATCATCCAAGACATTAGTCCCTCGCCACGAAACAGTAGCACGTCAGCTTCTTTAATCTGTGGCCTAGCCTGTTCGTAGGGAACTAGAATCATCTATTTCTCCTCAAGCTTTTTATCGATTCTATCTAGAATATCCGCTATTCTTCTTTGGTCGTTCACGATTTTTATCATCACCTGTTGCATATCTTTTTGGGTTTCTGCCCAACTCCTAGGAACATAAACTAATGGCGTGCCATCGGAATCTTGTCGGGATATTACCTTGTAAGTATGCTGCATCCAGTCTCTTTCATCGTCCATTAAAATTGACTTCGGAGGAACCGCTTTTAAAATTAGAACTTCAATGACCTTCCCCAAACCCAGAACAATAGCCACGATTGCGGCTAACACAGGAATTGAAAAAATATCTGACTCCATAGGTGGATGCCTTTCAATAAAAGAGGGGGCTGACTGTTCTGTGTGTCAGCCAACCCCCTCCGTGAAATTGGATGTTAAATCTTAGCCACCAGTTTTGGCCTTATAGTCATCCTGCTTCGGAGTCAATGCCCCATGCATGTAAACCAGTTCACCGGGAATGGCCCGTGTCGGGTTGGCGGCATCATCTGTTGCGGCTGTTGAGCCATCGCCAGCTTGCACATAATTGAATGCGTTTCCAGCGCTGCCACCCTTGGTCGCAATGCCGGTTTTGTAATCAATTGAAGTGATGTGGTAACGATGATTCTTAGCCAGATGATTAATTGCACGTCGGCCAGCCTTGTCAGAAGCACCACTGTATAAAACTGTGTTGCTAGTGTTGTTGACCTTTGAAGCAACGTGGCGAATCAAAAACTGAGGGTCTTCTTTTGTAGGCTGATAAGCCATTGACCCACCGGATTTGCTAGATGTAATACCGGGCTTCCATTTGGTTCCGGTACTTGCCAAAACCCTGCTGCCAACTACATGGCTGTGGTTGTCCAAGAACGACTTCAATGAAGGCGCGCTTGAAACAGTGTCATTGCTCGTATCAATGTTGCCACCGCCAAGAACGGTCGCGCCATTATTTCTGGTAGTACTTCCAGATATTGTTGTAGTAGCCATATGTCACCTGTTATAATAGAGTTATTGGCGATTAACCACCGGTTTTTGTTGAGTAATCTGCCTGAGTAGGAACATTTGCTCCTATATGGAAGACCAACTCACCCGGAACTGACCGCGAAGTTTCGAGGGCTTCGTCAGATGCTGCTGTAGAACCATCAGACTTGACGAAGTTGGATACATTGCCCGCACTTCCACCCTTGGTAGCAAAACCAGTGTTGTATGCGATGCTAGTAATATGATATCTATGAGTTTTAACAACCCCGCCTCTATCTCCACGACCGGCAGCATCAGCGCCAGCGATTTGAAGAGCGGTGCTAGCAACATTATTAATCTTGCTGCTATAGCCACGAAGCAGAAACTGAGGGTCGCTCGCAGCGGGCTGATAAGCAAGAGCGCCAGAACCCTTGGAGGTCTGAACACCCGGCTTATGCTTCGTGCCAGTAATAGCCGTAACTTTACTTCCATAAACAGCGCTCGCATCCAAGTTTCCTCTTAGGGTCTTGGAGTTGGTTAC